TACTGCTGATTGTACTCGTTCTTCACTTCCTGGATGACGCCAGAGAACATCAGGAAGCCCGAAGTTGTTGCCCAGTAGTAGATGCCGTTGTGCTCTATCACGCAGCTGGACGACAAGATCGAGCTGCTCGTGCTGACGGTGTTGAAGCTCCAGAAGGCCGATCCGCCGACGAAGTTGCCGACGATCACAGAACTCAGCGACCAGAAGATAGCGGCCGGTGCCGCAGAGCCGCGAAGGGGCAGCGCCTTGATGATCTTGTCGGCAACCGGTCTGGCGTCGCCCGATCCGGCGTCGGTGTAGTTCAGGGGGACGCCGGGAACATTCCACTCGATGACGCCATCGTGGCCGTAAAGGAACAGGTAGGGGCCAACGGCACACAGTCCACCGGAGGTCGTGATGTTGGCGGCGCTTGAGACGTCGACCGCTGCAACCAGGGCGGCGGTCGACGTCGCGTCACCATAGTACACCTGGGCGCTATCTTCCGAGGTAATGTCTGTGAGCTGAGGCACCGGCGCGGCGAACAGCGTCGTGGTGCCGCCAGACGTCATGTAGATCGTATCGGCGCACCATAGATTCTGGGCACTGGCGGTGTAGCCGGCCGGGGTTCTATCAACGACGGTCGTGTTGCCGCCGTTCACAATGTCTATGGCGTACCTTTCGAAGGCGTCCGTCGACCCCATGTTGACGTTGCAGTAGCCGTCATTGCAGAACAGATTGATACAGCGGACGACGCCGGTCGCGGCGCGGACTTGCTCACGATAGCCGAGCATCTTGCGGGGACGATCCTGCCAGAACCGCGTCCACTGTCCGTCGATGTAGGTCTGCTTCGAGAGCTGGGTGCCGTCGCGCGTGATCCCCGGCTGCGATATCAGCAGCTGCGGCTTGGGCATGGGCTGCGCAGCGATGGCCTGCTGCAGCTGATCGTCGGCCGTGTTCTTGCGGGGAGGCGGCATTGCTACGTCTTAATCACATAATTCACGATAAGCGTCGGCTGGACATTCTGAGAGCCGCCGGCACCATAACTACCGGTGACGCCGCCATTGTTGACGCCAAATCCCACGCCCGCATCCACGGTCTGGCTAAAGCCAGCGAGTGTGCCCGCTGCAGTGGTATGGGTGTGCGACTGCGTACGCTGATCGCCGCCGGCTGATCCACGCGTCGCCCCGTCGACGCCAGATATCGCAGTCGTGAGGCGCGTAGCCACCGCCTCTACGCCGGCGGGAACTCGGCCGCCGAGGTCAGGCACGTTAAAGGTCGTCGTGCCGTCGCCGGCGCCATAAGCCGTACCGATGGCACTGAACAAGGCGGCGTACGTCGCCCGGCTTACAGCGGCGCCATCACACGGCAGCCAACCCGTCGGTGTCGCGGCGGCCGCCGACGGGGCAATCATGCCCACGAACAGTATGCTGTTGATGTCGGTGATCTGCGACGCAGTGATGGCGATGGGCGTCTCAGAAAGCGCCGTGAGGCGGCCCTGCTGGTCAACGGTAGCAATCAGGGCCTCAGATGCCGAGCCGTACGTGCCGGGCGTCACGGCGGTGTTAGCGAGGGATATCGTGCCGGACGTCACGACTGGGCCGCCGGTCAGGCCGGTGCCAGTGCCGACGCTCGTGACGGTGCCGCTCGTCGCCGTGAAGGCAACGTCAAGATTCGTGCCGTCGGAGCGCACAATCGAGTAGCTGCCTTGAGCCACCGCCGCGCCAGCGTCGCCGCCGTTGACACGGAGCGTCAGAGAGAAGGCGCCACTGGTGTTGTTGTAGACGAACCAGTAGCCGACGCCGGTGCCGAAGTTGACGATGCGATTGCCCGTCAGGGCGCCGGTGTAGTTCTGGACCTGGGCGGCGACTTCGGCGGCCGAAAGCGTCATCGCGCCCGTGCCGGCGGCGCTGATCGAGACGCCCGTCACGGTGCTCGTAATCGCGCGGCCGTAGCCCACCGTCCAGAAGTTCGAGCCGTCGCAGAAGACGATCGCACTCTCGTCCGGTTGGAACACCTTCGTGGCAGCACCGTCGATGGTCTCGCTGCTGTCCGGGTCCCACGTCAAGGTACCGCTGCCGGCGTTGACGACGTAGACGAACCATCCGTCTCCGAGATCAGCGCAGGGGTCTGGCGTGTAGGTGACGACACCGCCGGTGCCGCGAAGGACCGTTGCACGGTCGCCGGAGTTCGGCGAGTAGTCACTGGGCTTCGTCGACGTCGGCAGATTCTGGTTGAGGATCGTGACAGATGCCTCGAGCCCCGCGCCGGCGAGCGAGGCGGCGCTGGCCGAGGACGTGCCGGCGCCAAACTCTACCGAGTCCCAAGTGCCGGCAACGCTCGAGTTGTCGGTGAGGTAGAAGAACCACGCCTCGCCCGAGGCGACCGTGCCGATCGTGTTACCGGAGGCGTCCTTCACCGAGAAGGTGTGGGCACCGGTGTTCTTGACTAGGGCGTCCTGGCCTTCACTAGCGACCGAGGCATCCGGGAATATGACAGACAGGTTCGCAGCCTGCGGGGCGACGTTGATCTTCGCTGCCAGAGGATTGGCGTCGTCGAGCGCCTCGAACGGCCAAGACAGCGTCAGATCGGCGCTGGGCGAGTAGGAGGCGAAGGAGAGCTGGGCGGGGTTGACGTTGTCGCCGCCGAAGGTTTCTACGAAGGTCATGTCTTTATACGCTCGTACGGGTTTGGCCGCGGTCGACGATCTTCGCAATCTCCTCGGCGTCTATAGAGGCGAGCTCGTCGGCGAAGAGCTGCTTCCACACCAAGAGTCGCGGGTCGTTCTTGAGGAACGGCTCGAGGGCAAGCAGGCAGGAGTAGAGGAGAGCGTTGGGCAGGTACTGCGTGAGATAGTTCTGCTGGTTGTCGTCGCTCAGTAGCGACGGCAGGCGATAGATGATCGCCTCAAATGGATAGGCACGGTCGGGCGTCGGGGCCACAAACCAGTTCATCAGGTTGTAGTCGGTGTACCACTTCGGCAGGTCGGTGGCGGTGCGATCAGGGGCGATCAGCTGCATGTATTCGTAGGAGCGCGGCCGCAGGCCAGTGCGCTGCTCGAAGTCCTCACCGCCGCCGATCGTGAACGTCACCGTGTTGCGCCAGCCGTCTGGCTTCGGCACGACCCAGCTGTTGGCCGTCATAGTGCCGGTCAGGACGTCGCGGTAGCCTTGAATCTTCAGGCGGTTAGCGAGAGAGCGCTCGTTGCGATTGATGATCTGGGGCAGCTCGCGCAGGAAAGAGCGGTCGCTCGTCGAGCCGCGCTCGACGTAGTCCTTCAGAGACTGCTGAAGGCTGTTGAAGGTCATGCCTGTCGCGCCGGCCATCTACTGCTCCCAGTCCGGCTGCTCCGGCTCCGTGAGCACCTCATCGGGACGCACGAAGGGGAGGGCGATCTTGTCGGCGGGGCGCGGCGGCAGACGATACGGATCGAAGTCGTCGCGATCGGCGGCGCACACCTTGAAGCCCGGCATGTTCGGGTCGTCCTGCAGCATGTGCAGCGGGAACTTGAACTGACAGCGGCCGCAGATGCCGACGCCGAGGGTGGGGTTGCCGGTGGTGTTGAGGAACACCGAAGACGGACGATCCGTGCGACCGCCGCCGTACGGCTTCGAGGACTTCGTCATCGGGTGTAGAACTCCAGCCCGAGGTCGTAGTTGGTCGGCGCCGGGTCGCGCTCTTCGCTCTCGGCGAGCCACATCTGCTCGGCGGCGTCCTGCATCAGGCCCGTAAGGCGGCTGCGGTCGGCCTGCTTGTCGGTGTTGCAGATGTAGACGGCCATCTTGGCGGTGGCGGCCTCGTACCAGCGGGGCGGCAGATCGAGGCTCTGCGTGATCGCCGACACCTGATCGAGATACTGCGTCGACCAGAGCACGAGCTGATCGTACTTCGCGGTCGAGTTCGGCACCGGCCAGGCGTATAGCGTGACGGCGTTCTGGTTGCGCTGCTGGTACCAGTTCGTCACCTGGCCGCCCTGCATCTTGTTGGGCATGTTGGCGTAGGTGTCGAGGTTCCAAGCGGGGCCGAGGGGAATTTCCTGCGGCGTATTGCCGAAGAAGATTTCGGCGGCGGCGAAGGGGACGTCTCCGACGGAGCGCACGCGCCAGTAGGCGGCGCCGGCGATCGGGCTGCCGTCGAGATCGAACCACGCCCACTGCCCGGCGGCGGTGAAGGTGACGTCTCCGCTGTCGACGGCGATGTAAGTCGCGCCATCATCGGAGTACTCGAAGAAGAGCGCGAACGCGCCAGCGGTGCCAGAAAGGATG